GATGAAGTTGTTAAGCGAGAAGTCGAGTCTGGCTTTGACGTTCACGCCTACACTGCCAAAGTCCTCTCTGATAACGGAGAACCTACTGAAAGAGGAGCAGCTAAAGCTTCCACCTTCCGTCCTCTTTATGGGGGAACACAAGGTACAACTGCTCAACGAACCTATTTCAAAGAGTTCTTCAACAAATATAAAGGCATCTTTAAGTGGCATGAACATCTCCAAAACGAAGCCATCCAGCACAAGCTAGTAACTACTGCTACTGGTAGACAGTTTAGTTTTCCTGATTGTCAGAGAAACTTCTCTGGTACAGCTACATACAAGACACAGATCGTCAACTATCCAGTGCAGTCAGTAGCAACTGCTGAGATCGTACCACTTGGAGTAATAATATTATTCAATAAATTAAAGGAACTAGGATTACAAAGTATAGTAATTAATACTGTGCATGACAGTGTTCTCATTGACACTCATCCAGATGAATTAGGTATAGTCAAACAGATAGGCCCACAGTGTTTGTTAGAAGCGCAGCAGGAAGCAAAGAGAAGGTTTGGTTTGTCTGACTATATCCCACTTGAGGTTGAAATGTCTCAAGGAAAGAACTGGATGGAGCAGGAGGATTGTAATGAGTGAGCAATATGAATTAGATATAGGAGAAAGAAAAAGAGATCCAAGAAAAGTTTTAAGAAGGTTAATACAAAAAAGATTAGCTCAAAAAAAATATTATGAAAAGAATAGAGAGCCAATAAAACAGCGTTACAGAGATAGATTTAAAAATATATCTAATATCAGAGAGTATAAAGATTTAAATACTCGTTATTTAAAAGAAAGAATTAGGCAATGCAGTCGTAGAACTGAGTGCAGCTTAACTCCTGAAGAATTACTAGAGTTAATACCTAAAGATTTACGATGCCCTATCTTTAAAACTAAATTTAAATTTGGTGGTGTTAAAAGAAGGGATAAAATTTATTGTTTATCAATAGACAGAATAGATAATAAGAGAGGATATCACAAAGATAATGTAGTAATCGTTTCTATGAGAGCAAACACTATGAAAAGTGCAGGAACAGTTAAAGAAATGTATATGGTAGCAGATTTTTATTATGAATTGGAGAAAAAACAACTTGACAAATAAGCAGTTTTATGATATAAAGGTTTCTTTTTTGAAAGGTAAAATACATGAATGAAATAGCAACAATAGACACAATGTCTGATAATTTAGATGCTTTGTATTCCGTTATAGATACAGGGCCAACTCTAGCTAAAGCTAGGATAAACAGAGACAGTTCTGTAGAGGTAGATGGAGAGTTGGTAAGTAATATACCAGTTCCATCTATTGCTTTAGATCATCCTGAACATGGTGATGTATACTCTGCTGATGTTTATATCAGAGTATTTCTAGACACTATGCAAACAGCAGTGTTTGATGCTGATGCAGAGAAGTTCAGTAATATGTCTCAGCACTTCCAAAACTTTGGCAGCACTGCTTTAGATTGGCATGGTGGTGATAAATGTGGTTGGATTCCTAGTAAGGAGAAGGAGAAGCTAAGAGGTGTAGATCCTATAGCCTATGCTAATGCTACAAAGGTAAAATTGTATAGACATATCTTTGGGCTGATGCGTATGGAGAAGCCTATGATTCCAGGATCTAGCGATAAGGTAGAGATTAATGAAGTGCCTTTTCGTATGAAGCTTGGACCTTCTAATTTCATGGAAGTAAGTAAGGTTATCAAGGCTATGATGCACCAGCAGAGTAAGCCTTACAACCATGAGATGAAGATCTCGTTTAAGCTAGAGAAGCGAGGTTCTAATAAGTGGTTTGTATTAAAGTATCAGCCAATACTGACTAAGATGCATCCTCTAACTGATGAGACTAGGGGATTGATTACAGACTTTGTAGACTTAGTTAAGAGAGAGAACGATCAAGTTTCTGATAGAATGAGAGAAAATTCAGAGACAAAAACTGATGATGATTTTAGTGATATCATTGAAGGTTAATCATGGACCTCACAACTAAGTTAGAAACTTTTCTAGCTGGTGAACCTAAGATACCCGATGACATAATCTTTCGGGCTAGTCAAATGTTCAACAACAAACTAGGTAAGTTTAACTTTACGAGAAAGAGGGGAGCAGGTCTTCCCTCTATGTCTCAAGTGGGTAAGCCTTTCTGCCAACTCCATGCTGAGAAGTTAGGATGGGATAAGGTAGCAGAGACTGACTCTTTTAAAATTAAAATGTTATATGGAGATATGACAGAGGTTATTGCAGTCGCTTTACTACTGGCTGCAGGAGTTGAGATAGTTGATCTCAATAAACGAATAGTGCTTCAAACAGAGGCAGGTGATATACGAGGTGAACTCGATCTTATCATACGTGAAGGTAATTCACATTCTCTGTGGGATATTAAGAGTGCATCAAGGTTTGCATTTGAGAAGAAGTTTGAATCCTATGATGCATTAAAGAACAATGATGACTTTGGTTATTTAGAACAGTTGTATGGATATACTAAAGCAGAAAGAAATGAGACACCTGATATAAAGGCTGGTGGTTGGATAGCTATCAACAAAGAGTCAGGTGAAATGAAGGTTGTTAAGGCTGATCCAGATGATGAGGAAGCGTATACAACTAAGATAAACGACACAATAGCTAAGTACCTCAAGGCTGATGAAAGTAACTTTGAACGCTGCTTTGAGGATGAACCTGAAACCTTTTATAAGAAACTAACAGGTAATCGTAAGTTAGGTAAGACTTGTTCATACTGTAACTTTAGATATTCTTGTTGGCCTGATTTAGTCTATGCGAAAAATCCAAGGTCCAAGTCGGCAACGGCATACAACTACTACACGGTCCTCAAAGATTAAAGTCTCCTCTGCCAAAGCTAAAGGCAGAAGGTTGCAACAGTGGGTACGAGATTACCTGCACTCTAATCTGAAAGGTATAGAGAAGGATGATGTTACTTCTACTCCAGGTGGAGTTAACGGTCCTGATATAGGACTTAGCCCACTTGCAAGGAAGCTGTTTCCTTGGACAGTAGAGTGCAAGTCACGTTCATCCTTCTCTATTTATTCTGCGCTAGAACAAGCAGAGAAGAACCTAATAAAAGGAACAAAACCAGTTGCCATATTAAAGGGCGATAGAAAGCGTCCTATGGCATTACTTTATGCAGAAGATCTAATGGAGATTTTAATATGTTCGATGACCAAAAACAAAAACTAATACATCAAATTACTGTACCAGATAATACGTTTGGTATTTTTTGTCACTACGATCAAGAGACTAAAACTGTAAGTATCTACGTAGGTGACTTTGCATCTGACAATGTTATAGATACTGATCAGCATGATATGTTATTAGAGATAGGTGATAGTATCACAATGATGCTGCAGTCTACTATAGATATCGCTATCAAAGAAACAGTATCAGATGCACCTATTACTTTAAAACCTCTTGAGAAGATAAAGAAGATTGATGGTAACGTAGTATATGCTAACTTCAGTTCAAAAAGGATACACTAATGACAGTTGATATGGTAAATCATCCACCGCACTACAATCAAAGTAATGTAGAGTGTATAGATGCAATAGAGGCAGCAACAGGTCCAAACTTTAAGTTTTATCTACAAGGTAATGTAATGAAATACCTTTGGAGGTTTGACTATAAAGGAGAACCAATAAAAGATCTGAAGAAAGCTCAATGGTATCTTGAAAGATTAATAAAAGAAGTTACTCTTGAGGAGTATGAAAAGTACGGAGATACTTCCAGTGATAGTATTTGTTAGAATAACTGCTGACGTACATAAAGATGCTTCATGGCTACCTGCTGATGGAGTAACAGGATTAGAGTCTGAATTAAAAGACTTAATCTCTAATTCAATAAAAGATTGTTTAGACGGTATAGATATTACTAGAATAAAGGTTATAATAGATGACATTTAAATCCAACATGAACCCAATGTTTCGTTCAAAGTTTTCAGAAGATATATTTAATTTAAAGTATGCTCATACAGGTTGTGATACATGGGAGCAGTTGGCTAATGTATTAGTTGAAGATGTATGCGGAGATCTACGTCCTGATGAAGAACCTTTAATGAAGAAGGAAGAACGTAGAGAACTACAGAGATATATTAAAGACCTAAAGTTTGTGCCAGGTGGTAGGTATCTTTACTATGCAGGTAGAGAGAGAAGATTTTATAACAACTGTTTCTTGTTAAAGGCAGAAGAAGACACAAGAGAAGATTGGGCTAACCTCAGTTGGAAGTCTGAATCATGCTTGATGACAGGAGGAGGTATAGGAGTAGATTACTCTGTATATAGAGAGTCAGGTAGAACTCTAGGAGGATCAGGTGGTCTATCCTCTGGACCGATTCCAAAGATGCAAATGATTAATAGTATAGGTGCTAACGTAATGCAGGGTGGATCACGTAGATCTGCCATGTATGCTTCGTTACATTGGAAGCACAATGATATTCCCAGCTTTCTTACAGCAAAAGATTGGGATACAATGCCTGTAGGTGATACTGGATACACTCTTAAACAGATCAAGGAGCAAGACTTTAACTTTCGCGCACCTCTAGATATGACTAACATCAGCGTAAACTATGACACCGAATGGTTATTAAACTACTGGAAGACAGGAGATGTTGGTGAGGTATTTAAGAATAATGTAAAGCAAGCACTTCGATCAGCAGAGCCTGGTTTCAGCTTTAATTTTATGGAGAATGAAGATGAAACACTACGAAATGCTTGCACTGAAGTATGCAGTGCTGATGATAGTGATGTTTGCAATTTGGGGAGTATCAATCTTGGGCGTATTGATTCTATAACTGAACTTGCAAGAATTGTAGAATTAGGAACTAAGTTTTTAATTTGTGGTACATTGAGAGCAGAGTTGCCTTATGATCAAGTATATCAAACTAGAGAGAAGAATAGGCGATTAGGTCTAGGACTAATGGGTATGCATGAATGGCTGGTAAAACGTGGAGAGAAATATGAAGTTACCCCAACATTACATAGATGGCTATCGGTATATAAAGGGGTTAGTGATAACACAAGTAAGAAATTTTCTAGTGAGCTATCTATATCCCAACCAGTTGCGAACAGGGCTATCGCTCCTACTGGTAGTATTTCTATACTCGCTGGTAGCTCCAGTGGGATAGAGCCAATATTTGCAGTGGCATACAAGCGTAGGTATCTACGCGGTGGTACTCGTTGGAAGTATCAGTATGTTATAGATTCTGCTGCACAAGAATTGATAGATATGTATGGTGCTGATCCTGAGAAGATAGAGTCTGCATTAGATCTAGCAGATGACTATGAAAGAAGGATTAAGTTCCAAGCTGATGTTCAAGACTATGTAGATATGAGTATTAGTTCAACTATTAACTTACCAGCATGGGGATCTAAGTTTAATAATGAAGATACAGTTGATGACTTCACTAGAACTTTAGCATCTTATGCACATAGATTAAGAGGGTTCACTGCATATCCAGATGGATGCAGAGGTGGACAGCCTCTTTCTGTTGTTCCATATTCGGAAGCAATAGACAAGTTAGGTACGGAGTTCGAGGAGCATGTCGAAACACATGATATATGCGAGATTACCAATTCAGGAGGGGTATGTGGCGTATAGAAGAAAGAGGCGATTTCCTTATCCAATGAGGGATATCGTCCATCAAGGCAGGGTAGGGTTTAGACGTAATAAAAATAATCCCTTCCCTGTTACTTCTGACAGATATAGGGAGTGGCTTAGAGGCTATAACCTTGCTTACTACGAACAACTTAATCGTATAGGAGATAACGATGAAAGCTAAATTAATGGGAGGATTACTTGCTATATGTTTATTTGCGTTTAATGTTTCCGAATCAAAAGCACAAACAAATCCAGGAACAAACTGTAGGCCTATGGAAAAGGCTGTCGCTTATTTGGAGAAAACTCATGGCGAACTTCTCTCGTTCAGAGGACTCTCGTTAAGAGGACACGTTACTACTATCTATATGAACGAAACTACAGGTACTTGGACTGCTCTCGTTCTATATCCAAGCCTAGAGCATAAGATGTGCGTAGTAGATTCAGGAACTATTGGAGAGAAAGTAGACGGTAAAACTAATAATAAAGTAAATAGTGACCCTGCATACGATGGATTTCGTAAATTTTTTAATGTTAATACAGCATATGAGTATTTATTGCGTATATTTGGAGTCCAAAACCCCGAAATCATGCGTAAGCCACTTTAAACGCTCATACAGCGCGATTAGGTAAAATCTGGACTATACCTACCAGAGACTATCGTTAGACCCCTTTCTCGCGCATCCTACGAGGTCGATTTTTAAGGATTGGACAAAAAATGAACTTTAAAACAGTAGTAACCAAAGAAGATGGAGGTAAAACAGCAAATACATTTAGTCTATTGCGTGATGCCAAAAAGTATGCTAGAAAGTATTCTAGTCCAGGTGATCACGTAAAAATTACTGAGTCAGGTAATAAAGAAGTATTTATTTTGTTTGATTACATTGTCGAAGATTGGAGTGACAAATGATTAAAAATTTACTAATAGCTAGTGGTATTATAATAGTACTTGCAATCGGTGGAGTTGCCGTTGCTGATACCAATAAATTTCTAGGTGTGCTTAGTGGTAAGTGCAGCTATACAGAAGATGGTAATTGGATAGACCAGAAGACAGGTCAGGTCTATGCATATGGAACTATGGAAGAGACAAAGCGTTGTGCTTTCTATGGTCTGTTACCTCAGTCAGTACTAGACAGACTAGGTTGGCTAGGAACTGATGAAGATAAAGAAATAGCAGACGGTATACGGATGTTAGATAAATCCGTTAAAGACGCTAATAAGAAGTAAAGTAGAGGGGGATTAATTTCCCCCTTTATCTTTTGGTGAAACCTGCACCGAAATACAAGCCAGTGATTGCAGCGACTAAGTTTGTATCAAGTGGCGTTATTACAAAACCATTAAATGACTTCCACATCATAGCTTTATCAGGTCCGAATAACCAGTTAGCAAAACCTCCTTGTAGCTCAGAGTAACCTACAGTTACCAGCCAAGGAGTATCAGGATAGATTAGAGGAACTACCTTTGGTAGCACAATAATAGAGAATACAGCAGACAGTGCTATGATTCTCCTAGTCCATGCGAAATGCATATCCTTTGATCCATACTCTCTTACAGAAGTATTAAGCTTTTCCTCTGCTGTCAAAGCAGTTATATACATCTTGTTGTCTTCTTGTTTGGACTTGATGTTCTGCCCCCATATACTCATAACACCACCTAATACGGTTGATGCTAAGAGTGTAAATATTTCCATTGGGAATCCACCCATTTATATTCTCCTCATCATAATTCCACCTTTTTTAAACTGATAATCAACATCAGTTGTTAAATTCCTTGGTCCTGTTTTACCGACTTGATCAGGAACAGGTGCATCTCTTTTTCTGGCGTAGATAAGATCTGATTTTCTTGTATAAAATCTATTCCCTACTACCAAAGTTGGTCCGTTAGATCCAATTACTGCAAACCCTGTAGACTTTTCTACAGGTAAATGTTGTTTACCGGGATTAAAACCAATTTCTACTATTGGTTCATTTGTTTTATTAAGAGATAAAGTTTCCTTTGAATAACCTCCTCTAACTCCCATCATTGGATATTTTGCTTTTTCTCTAGAAGCAATTTGACCTCTAGCTTTTTGATTTACAAGAAATACAACAGGCTCATCTTTTGTTGGTTTTACAGTTACATAAGGTTTATCTGCTAAAACAGAACCAGCAGGAGTTTTATCATGTACAGATAATACTTTTTGTACTGGAGCATCTGCCTTTATATTAGAATTTAAATTTATTCTAACAGATACTATTTTACCTTCTTTTATAAGTTTGTGTGTTTCACCAGATTCTGCTGTACCAACTCTTTTAGTAGTGCCTATATTAATTTGATTCTTCTTAACTTTTGATAATTGTTTAATCATATCATCGTTAAATAAATTTTCTGTAGATTGTTCTTTTTTTAAAGGATTTAAAGGAACTTGATCTTTTTGTTCTTTACTTGCTTTTTTAGCATACTCTACTTGTTGTTTTGTATTAGGATTAAGTTGAGATGGGTTTATTCTTCTTTGAGCCATCGTTTCAAGAGGATTACCTCTAGAAGCACTTTCAGCTACTTCTAAAGCAGTATTTAAACCAGGAATTGCTCTAGCTACTCTTCCACCAGTAATCTTTCGCCTACCTGCTTCTATTTCAGCTTCTGTCATAGGATTATTAAGGTCTGCTGTTTTACCTAATACAGTACCACCTGTAGAAAATCCAAGTGCATTCATCTGACTTACGTAACCACCTTCAGCAAATTTACCTCCTTTTTCACCTCCTGTTTGACTTAACTGCCTCTGTATTTCTTCATTTATTCCTAGATCAATCATTGTTTGATTTAATAACATAGATGTACGATACGTTGGATTATTTATATGCTCTTGTATAGCATCTAATAATCCATCTTCTTTAAAAACAGCGTTAGCAAGTTGCTGCCTAGGATTGTCTGCATTATCCTCACCGTAGTAGTTAAGCGATATTAAGTTGCCAAAATCTTTATAAACTCTACCTAATTCTGCTTTACTGTTCCTAGATTTAAATAAGGCTAATTTGTTTAAATAAGGTTTATTGTCTGCTATGGCACTCGCAACATATGTTCGTATATTAGGAGACTGTTTTCCAAAAACAGCAGTCATAGCATTTCTAATTTGAGGAGACATATCTTTAATGTCTCCGAAGTACAGATTTCTTATAAATCTTTGTTGATCTTCTATAGGCATTTGTTTATAAAAATCTTGATTTATAAAATTTTTAACTGTCTTTTCAGCCATTACTCCTAGTAAAGCTTTATACAATCTATTATATTCTGGAACAGTGGTTCTTCTCTCAAGTTTGTAAGGTTTTATACCTAACCTATTTAATTCTTGATCTACCTGATCAAAAAGTTTGGTTGAAACACCACCAAATTGTTTATCAAAAAGTGGTCCTCTTTCAATTTTTTTATCAGTTGTTGTTGAAGATACTGTTGGTAATTCTCTTCCACTACGAGGTGCTTTTTGATTTAAAAAGCCTTGGAACGATGTACCTCTAAACATTTGTCTACCAAATTCATTAAATGCTTCTTTAATTGCTGTTGTTGTTAATGAATCTGTATCTTCTGAAGGAATTAAGTTTTGAAACTCCCTGTCGTAAGATTGCCTAAGTTCTTTTGGCCCAAAAGTTTTAACAGTATCATCAATTGCTTTTAATGGTGTTAAATATCCTTTAGCCCAATATCCAGCTAATTCACCAAAGATTTCACCTAATTTTGCATAAGATTGTGGATCATACGCATTAGTTAATGTTGTTAAGTATCTCTCTAATCCTCCTATAGCTTTTGCTATTGGACCTGCCCTATCTGCTTGAAATCCTGATAATGCCTCTATACCTTCTACAACAAATAGTTCATCTAGAGGTTCATTATTCATTATTTTTCTAATAGCTTCACCTATAAATAAGAAAGGTGTAAGTGGAAATAACGGACCAAGATTAACTACTTTATCACCAACTCTTAACTCATCATATCTTGCACCACCAAAGTTTTCTCTAAGAGCATAACCTACACCTATTAAAGCTAATCCCTCTACAGATTCAACCAGTCCTTTACGAAAATCTTCTACTTCACGTAATCTAGAACCTGCTCTAGCTTCTAACTCATTAAGTTCATCTGTTAGTCTTTTGTACTCAAGAGCTTGATCTTTTTTATTCATTTTTTTAGGAAGCTCTTTTATTTGTTTGGTTAACTCATTTATCCTTTTTCTTTCTGCACCTATCTTAATTGATCCAGAAAAGCTTTCAAAATCTTTAATATTTGATCTAGCTCTCATAGCTTTTAATATACCACCACCTAGTCCTCTATTAAATGTATAAACCATACCGTTGATGATAAAGTTAGGGAAAGGTATACCTATTTTTACTATAGCTGCTCTGTTTAAAAAGGATTGTAGATTATTTATGGCTTCTCTACCAGCAAACAGATCATCACCTGCTCTTCTATTTTGATAAGTTAAACGATATGCAGTTTGTAAAGATTTAGATACCATCTCATCATTAATAAGATCGTATCTATTATTTTTAATAATATCTTCTAGACTAGTTATGTTTAGATTTGAATCTATATCACCAGTTCTAACAGCTTGTTTTATTTGAGAATCTAACTCTGATACAAATCCAGCAGATTTTATAGCTCTGTCTTGCGCTCTGTTTAAAACATTAGCATACTTAGACATAAAATGTAATGATTTTATTACACCACCAGCACCAGTTTGATCACTTACAGCAGTAGAAAAGTAGTCATCAAACATTTTAAATAATTGTCTATCTGCTTCAGGAAATTTGTTAGCTACTAATTGAGCGATTTGAATAGATTCATTTGGATTAAATAAACTTTTAGCTAATAAATCTGCCTCATTTTTTAGATTTAAATCTGGTGCTTTTATTCCTAAAGCTTTAGCTTCCCACTCTAACATAAATTTTGATGACGCTAAGAAAGTATTTGCACTTTCTCCTGGTACTCTTAAAACAGAACCAAATATGTTACGCATTGTTGTAGCAGGTTGTGTAACTAAAAATGATCTCCAGATATCTACAGCTACACCAAACTTCTTAGCTATTTGTTTTTCCATTTCTCTTTGTTTAGCTACTGCTGCTAAAGTATCTCTTTGAGCTACTGTCATAGTAGCTTCCATTTGTTTAAGCTTACGACCTATACGTGTGCTAGGATTTAATATCTGATTTAAATTTGATACTTCAGCAATCTTTGCAGCTGCCATACTTGCATCTGCTTTCATCATATTTACAGCATCTTCTACACTCAAACCATTTCTAGTTAAAGCATCATTAATATTTCTAGATAAGAATGCTTCATTTTGCTGACCTAATCTTAGAAGTTGTCCTACTTTTTCCGTAATTCTTTTTGCTGGATCATCTAGAATCATTTCTATTTGTCTAGCTATCTTAGAGTTAGGACCAGATTCAGCTATCATGTTTTGTCCAGCATCAAAGACAAATCGTGTTAGATCATCAAAGGTTTCTTTATTTAATACAGTATTAAATATACTATCTACTTCACCAGCAGATTCACCATTTTCTAATAAAAATTGTTTACCTTTTTCGATACCTGCTTTATCAAAGAATAAACCATACTCTGCTACGTATTGATTTTTATATGTATCTGCATCTTTTTGACTTACAGCTTTTATCTTGTCTAGAGGAACCGATATTTCTATACGTTCATCATACTTTCCTGTAGCTGGATTTATTCTGTTAGCATATGTGGTTGGGATAAATTCTAATACTGCTGAAGGTTGTAAACCTTTTTCTCCTGATGTATAACTAATGTCAAATATTCTAGGGAATTGACCATAGTTAGCAGCGTTTTCAATAATGTCATCATCCGTAGTAGAACGAACATATGTACCTAATACATCATCTTCAGAATATTTAGTTCCTGTCGCAGGGTTTATTTTAAATTCACCTGCTTCTTTAAGATTTTCTATGTGTGATTGTACTGTCTTTGCTTGGGCTACTCTATTTTGAGGAAGTTTTAACTTAGAAGCTTCTTCTGCTATTTGTTGTTCTTGAATTAAACCTTCAACTTTTTTTACACCTCTTCTACCTAAAGCTGCTCCTACACCCCCAAGAACACCTCCAAGCCCTGCACCAGCACCTGCCATCATTGCAATATTACCAAGATTCATTTCATCTTGATAGCCTAGATTTTCTCTGTCTTTTAAATTTTCTAATACTGCTCCTTGAATTGCTCCTTCACCTGCACCAACAAATGCTGCTGACCCTACAGGTAATGCATACTCTTCAGCAACTCGTTTAGCATTTACTACGTGTTGTTTGGCTTGATTTAAAACATTTTGTTTAATTGGTTGTGTATTAGTCTTTGCAAAAGAATTTGCAATAAGTCTTTTAAGTGCTTGTCTACCAATGGTCTGAGATACGGCTTTACCTACACCAAAACCAAATATATTAAGAGGATCTATTATTCCTTTTAATATATATTCTCCTGTAGTAGCTAATGCACTTTGTCTACCTGCAAAATTTTCTAGATCTTCATCTACAGTTTTATAAAGTCTTCCAAATTGAAGTCGATCTTCATCACTTTTGATGTTATCAATATCATTTGCAAAAGATACGGCAAACGCTGTATTTGCTTGAACTCCTCTATACTCACCTAGAAAATCCTCTAATGCACGTTCTTTAGTAAGATAGTCTGTACCTTTTCTTTCACCATACTTAAATAAAGCATCAACCAGATCTTCGTCTTCTAAGAGTTCCTCAGTTGTTAATTTTGCCATTTAAATTTAATCCTATTTAAAAATCTCTATTAAATTTTTCAAGTTCAGTTAAAGGTCTTTCAACTTTTTTAGGAGTTGTACCACGTAACTTATCTAAGTGACTACCTTTTTTCTTTTTACCAGATTTATTAGATCCTCTACGAGTTGTTGCACTTTTTAATGTACCCCCTGTTCTACCTCCTCTAAAATCAAGAGGGTCTATTTCTATTGGTTCAGGATCAAATTCTACAACTTCACCTCTAAGAGTAGAAACTCTATATCCTACACCATCGATATTTACTATTGCTTTACTGGGAACACCTTTTATACCCTTTTCAATTACTCTCACATTACCTTGTTTATCGAGTTCTGAAATAGTAGTTTTAAAGGTATCTTTAAATTCTTTGGCAGGATCTGGTACAACAGTTTCCTTTTTCATAAAAGCTTTAAGGTTAGGATCTTTACGCAAGTCTTTTATAAATTCTCTTTGTTCAAATCTATCTAGACCTCTTAGTCCAGTAGAAATTTTACCTATTTCAGTATTAAATAGTGCTTGTTTATTCCTTGCCTTTTCTGGTATTCTAGACATAGCTAGGTTACCAATTAACATTGCATCTTGACCAAGCTTACTATCGTCACCTGCTTTATAACCAGCATCTATTATTAATTCAACAACACCTTGAAGCTTCTTGACAGTATTAACAGTTCCAGCAGTTCCAGTAATACTTTCTTTGCCAGTTATATCTCTATTTATTCTTGTATTGTTTGCTGCAGCTATTACATTTGATGCTCCATCTCGTAAGCGTTTTCTATCTGGTCCTGAAACTGCACCAAAGACTTCTGATTGATTTTTACCAACTTCTAAGGTACGTGGAGTTTGCAACGGAGGTCTGTCTGCTCTTAATTTAGCTGCAACTCTTTTAGCCTTTTCTTCAGGAGAAGCATCTGCAAATCTATCAAGAAAACCTTCAGGTTTTTTACTTTGTTCTTGAGCTAACATACGTTCCGTTTCATCTGTCGGGTCAACTCTTAGTTTACTTATCGCTTCTATATCATCTTTAAACGGAACTTCACCATTTTTATTTGCGAGAAACGCTTGATTAGCTAATGTAGCTACAG